GTTCGTTCCGAAAGTCGACGATCCGTCCATCTTGAAACCAGCCTCGTACTCCACACGCCCCTTGACCTCGCCGCTAGGACGATAGAACATCCCGAAGACCTCAAAGGTGATCTTGCGGTCTCCCGAGGTCGTCCCGAATGGGTTCCACTCGAAGGACGCTATGGTTCCCACCAAGCTGCTGAACACAATGTCCGGGCCGGTAGACGTGTCGTTGAACGGCCCCCTGACCGTGAACTCCTGTCCCGTCTCGATGCCGGGTATGATCCTCTCGGCACCGTCGGCGAAAGTAGTTACGTCAAGCGACTGGAACTCCTTCCCAACGCCGCTGATGGTGTCCACATAGGCCGTGAGATTCACCAACGCTCCGCCACCCGATGCGTCGAACCTTACTACGCTATTCCCCGCAACCTTGATAAATGGCATTATTTACCTCCTTGTTAACTCAACCTGACTATGACCGACACTATCTGGGTATCAGTACCCGTAGCGTTGTTCTCAGAAACCCTCGTGTACCTCCGTACCGTTCCGTCCGCCCCGGAACCGACCGTGATCTTCCTGGCGATCTTCCCCGTGCCAACGAGGGTGCCCAAAGCCGCGAAGGACGTCCCGTCCGCACTGTCCTGGAGAAAGATAGTAGACGTGCCTCCGGCGACGGAAATGAAATGTATGTACCATGTGGCGCTTCCCGTACTAAGGGCGCTGTTGTCGATGCTCCCGGTCACGTTTGGCCCGCCGGTACCCAACAGGGTCGAGACCGGCCCGAAATGTTTGCCCCTATCCCACGCCTGGTCCGGCTTGAAACTGGCTTCCTGTCTGACCAAGTCCCGTATGTCGGAGGGCGTCTTGACGTCCAGTTGCACCACGGTTCCAGAGTAGGCGACATCCCCGGTAGCGGTTCCTATCAGGAAAGACATAACGTTGTTGGTCGACGTTCCCACCAGCGTTGCTGCAGCCACGTCCATCGCATCGGCCCCATCGTCGAAGAGCCCCGCCCAGGTCACCGTGTCGCGTCTCAGGCCACTCTGTGTCCTCTCCGCACCATCGCCAAAGGAGGTCCTGTCCAGAGGCTCCGCCTCAAGTCCCAGAACGAGCCGGGTCGTGTGGGAACCAGGGTCGTAGCCGCCCCAGTAAAACCTCAAGTCTCTCGTCCAGAAGTAAGCCATTACTTAGGTTGCCTCCATCTTTTGCCTATCTCTTCTCCCATGACCCGGAAGAAACGTTTTATCTTCGGCTTGCTCTGTTCCAGGCTAGGCACCAGGAAAGGCTTCGCCTTCGTGCCACGTCTGCTGATAGCCCTGGCGACGAGGAAGGCTCCACCGCGCGCCGGGAACCCGTGACGCCTGGCCCAGCCCCTCAAGGCGCCGACGGGCGGGAAATGCGGCCTTGTACCGAACTCGACGAATGGGGCATAGGTGAGGTTGGTACCGATCACGGCGCTGCTGGTTCTCACCTCGCTGGCTATGGACGACCGCAACCGGCCCGTATCCACCGTGACCTTCTCCTTGGCCGCTCCCTCAACAGTTTTAGCCGATCGTTCAAGAAACTTCCTGACCGGGCCTTTGACCAGTTTCGGGTCTTTCAAAGCGGCCTGGAACTTCTTGTCGTCCAGCTTGAAGGTGAAGGTTGCGACCGCCATCGTTACGCCGTCTTCACGAACTCGACTATCATGTCGAAGCCGGTGTAGTTGCCACCCCAGAGTTCCTTCCGTCCTATACTCTCAATGATCGCCACACGAGAGGAATCCGCCTTGCCATTCAAAGTAGGATCAGCCCGTACAGCAGCTATGACACTCTTGTTAGTCTCGGTGGGGTCAAGATGTTCGTATATCCTCCGATAGGCCTCCGCACTATCATCCGAATGTACAAGGACAATCACCCTGAGCGTACCCTCAAAACTGTCGCCCCCGAAGGCTATCTCAGGGTCTAATACCAGAGGTAAAACAACCGCCGTCGGAAACTCGTTGATCGTGTCCCTTGGATGATCGTACGCCTTCAGCCCGGTCACGTTGTTCTGCAGGACTGTCACCAGGCCGGCGGCTATATCGGAGTAGTTGCTCATCCTACAGGGAGCCTCCTATACGGCAACAGGAATTGCTTTACGTCGGGGTCGAGTCCCCGGAACACCATCATCTGGCCGCTCTCCGGGAAGCCGATCTCAGTGGCGAACGCCGAGTCCTTCCTCTTACACAACCTGGACGTCTGCATAATGACGGCTTCGGTTATAGGCCCTGGATATTGAACCACGTTCACGTCCGACGTTGGATGGGCAGTGGCCGTGCTTCCGTTGACGCCCCTTTCTACCGTCACCGCCGTTGCACCAGATGAGGCCGACGTGACGTACATCTGCTCGTCATTCAAGAAAAGGGTATGTCCCACCTCGATGAAAGTCCCGTTCGTTCCTCCCGTAAGCACAAGTTCTGTAGAAGTCGAATCCAACGTGTCAGACCCATTTCGTCCAGAGTCCACCGTGACATTGGTGTAACCCCAGGTTCCCGTCACCCTGTAGTTTCTCTGGCCCTTCTGGAAAATATCCTGCGTCCCGTCGGAGGCAGTATTCACGACGAGCTTAGAGTACGGCCTGCCCCAAGACGAGGTCGGTGCGGCGTTGTAAGGCCAGAGTCGGTAGTCCGCCGCGTTCCAGACGGTATTGAAAGTCCCGTCGGCGTTGGAGTCTTCCTCAAGCGTGCCGACCGCAATGAGGTCGGAGACCAAAAGCTCGTCTTTGCCGTCCCCGTCGTACTGCCTTTGTTCCTCAAGAATGAAGAATTGGCGGTTGGAGAAACGGTCTACCCCTCTGGAGACGTCCTCGATCAAAAGAAGAAGCCGACGATCCAAGGCGGTTCCGGTACCAAGGTCTAACGCCCCTGTACCCCGAACGGTTGGCAGTGATACATAAGAGTTGGCCATCGCTCTCCATCTAGGTACTCAGGTTGATCCATACTCGGTAGTCGAAGTCGGGGCTCGTGCCGGTTATGTCACGCCTCACCCTGAGGTCGTCCGCCCAGCCGACAGCCCGGATCGTACCTGCTCCAGCGTCAGCCGTTACATTGAGATCGGCAGTCGTTTGGAACTGCTTGGTAAGATGGATGTGATACTGGACAACGCTGCCAGTCCCGTTGAACTGGGCAATATTCGTGTAGTTCGTCCCATCAAGTCTAGTATCGATGAATATAGCTAAAGTCCTATCAGCGGTATCTGTTCCACCAGCAGCCGCCGTCACGTCCAGGAACAGGTCGCACTCCTTGTAGACCCCAAGCCCTATGGTTGTGGTTCCAGTCCCGCTGCCAGTCCCCGTGGTCACATCGTCAAGCAACAGGTTCTGGCGCTCGGGGATGACCATGCCCTCTTTATTGAGCCATAACCGCTGCCAGTTGCCGCTCGTCCCAGCTGTCGGGTCCTGTTGGTAAAAGCCTCCCTGCCCCCAGAAATCGGTCGTACCGCCCTCGACGGTGTCGTGCTCCTTCAGGACGAGGTTCTGGATATGCCCAGGACTGAGCGGCCTCTTGCTCCTAACCATTGCTCACCTTTTGCCTTCTCGGTTTGTGCATTCTATCTAGGGGCGGCTCCTCCATCATCGTGTGGTCGTAATACGAACAGTCGTGATGGTACGGGTCAGAATCGTCCGTCACATCGCAGAACCGGGAGGGATGATGTTCCAGGAGGAGCCGCCCAACATCATCCGGCACGTCGGTACACGAGTCTTTGGCGAACACGTAGAAGTGCCGGCGTGCCCGATCATCGTAGTTGTGGCTTATGTGGGCATAAAGCCGCATAGCTTAACTTAGTCGAATGTATTGAACAACCAGGGACCCGGCTCCAGTACCGGTGGCGTCACTATGGGTCATCACGATAGAGTCGTTGGCTGTACCTTTGCCAGCGATGATGAACCACTCTTTCACCTGACCAGTAACAGACGTAGCAGCTACAGTGCCAGGAGAGTGGACACCAACGGCGGTTATGACTCCTGCATTGATGATGGAATCGTCAGAACCAGTACCGTCGCTACTAGTCCCGACATCAAACGTGCCAGAACCACCAGCAGCCGAGATTACGACC